GGCTCCTCTAGGCCCTCTCTTGCCATCTACACCCCCATCGCTCTCTTTAGCTTCAGATATAGAACGATTTAGAAGGGCCTTAACTATAGCTAGATCAACGGGCTTCATTCTTTAGTACCTGTATAGAAGCCTCAAGTAACTCTTTCTCTAGCTTCTCTGTTTCTGTAGGCTCTCTAGGTTCAGGGGCAGATTCAGGTTCAGGTTCAGTAGCAGAGTTTGGATCATAGTTAATTTCAGCTATATCCATAAGGTTCTCAATAACCTCAGGGTGGTCACTTACGTTAATGTCTGCACCATTAAGATTACGCAAGAACCCAGCGAGTTCACGAAGATCATGTGGAGCAACATCACCAGCGACAATAACTGGCATAACATCTACGCTTAAACCGTTAAGCTCCCAAAGGCGCTCTACTAGCTGCTTGTTGAGGACATCGACAATAGCTTGAATGTAACTCTCTAAGGCCCGTAGAAATAAGTCCGTCTTGGATTTAGATAGGGCGTAAGAGCCACCCTGTGAACCAAGCATCAAGAACTCAGATAGGACAGATCGAGCAATGTCGTGTTGGTAACGACGAACAATAGGATCAATGTCTATGTTACGACTACCATTAGAGGACATAAGCTCTACGTCAACTAATTTCTGATTGGTGGGACTCCCATCTTTATCGGGGTAAGTGTCGGACGGCAAGATGATATAACCTTGCTCATTGAACTTAACATCCCTGAGGATAGATTGCAAGTTACTGACAAAACTAGATTGGGACGCTGTGGCATCACCTGACAAGTACTCAGCAGGAATGCGAGCAACAGGAATACCAGCAAGTTCCCTCTCAACCGCTATAGCCTCTATAGATTGTAGGTTGTTAAGATATTCATAAGAAGTATAAGCGTTCCTAAGTATAGAACGACCAGAAGGGTCTCCGTTAATCGAAGTCGTTCTATAATAAAGGCTCTTTCTTGAAGGTATGTAATTAGTGTTGTTAAACCCTGTACCATCTTGGTATATACCTCTAACGTCACCAGTCTTCTTGTCTACATCAAAACGAGAGATAGTCCAAGGGGCACGACTAGCAATCTTCTTAACGCCAATACGACCATCAGTGTACTTAGACTTCTTTCTATCACTTCTTTCAGTAGGACCAACTCGACGCTTATAGACAACCTCAAACCACCCAAACCCGTAAGATAGAGACGATAAAGATTCAGCTACATGGTCATCTAACGTATGATCCATGTCACACAAGACACTCTCTACGAACTCAGCCTCTTTAACCGCTTCAGGGGAGTTATCAGCAGGAGTTACCTTTAACGTCACATCTCGTAAGACTTGCTCAGTAGCATACATAACAGCACCAATAGTACTATCATTGTCACGCATCTCACGGTACTTACGAATAGCCCTCTTACCACGAAGTTCAGGTAAGAACTCATCCGCTCTTATCCCACCGTTATGTGTATTGCTTCCAGCTACACCTAAAGTCTTCTTGGCCTCTGTTTCCGAGAGCTTCTTCGTTGTCATTATCTTAGTCCCTTGGCGCTACTATATGCTAACTTCAGCATAGGTTTTGCGTAGCCATTGAGTGATAGGTCCGTTATAGCCCAAACTAAAGCATCAAGACGGTCAGGAGAGCCTATGGACCCTAGAGGTTCCCACTGTACCATCTGATCTTCTAAGTCGTTAAGTCCTCTAACGTGTTTAACCTTATCTTGCTCATACAATGCTGAGACTGGTTCAGCCCTAGCCATCTTTCCTCTTGAGGCGTGTACGAGCTTTACAGGGACTGTTTCATCTTCTGTGTGTAATGTGTGGCGAACCATATCACCACCTTGGTTTCTCTCAGCGACAATCCTATCAGCCATATGCTCTCTATAGAGTTCTACGGCTTTAGATGCCCACTGCTGAGGTGTGTATCTTCCAGTATGATCCGCTAAGACATAAGCTATGCCATTAACATCAATACCAGCTACAACAATACCCGTCATATCACTCTCAGCATTAGAGGTAACAGCAGGGTCAATAGAAACGACAATACGGTTTAGTGTAGGAACCTCATCAGGCTCAACTTCACATTTAGATAGTAAGTTCCTATTCCATAAAGCACCTGAGGCTTCATCTAGGACTTCAGCATAAAGCTCTTGCCTACCTAACCTAGTACCCTCATAAGTCTTACGTACAGCATCAATAAAGGTATCAGCTAAGTTAGCAGCATTATCATAGGTACTACCCTTAGATATAGTCGTCTTAGTATCAGAAATAAGGGTTCTTAACAACTTAGTAGTCTTAGGAGTAGTCGTAACAAAAGAGACAGGGTGCTTACCTAGACGTAACCCAAATTGAGCCATATCCCAAGTCTCTTGAGCATTCCTCCAAGCACAAAGCTCATCTGCCCACATAGAGTAAGCCTGAGGCCCCCTAAGTCTCTCTGGGTCTTCTGCTGAGAAGAATACTGCCTTAGCCCCATTCTCCCAAGTGAGTGAGTTATTCGTAGGACTCCAAGTAGGAAAACCTATGTGCTTCCCTCTGTAAGTCTTATCACCACTCCAACATACATTAAGTAAACCAGAGTCGCCTTCAACCATAACCCTGCGTACATCACCCTTAGTAGGTGCGACACAATGTACGATCTTATCACCCTTCTTAATCCTATGACGAACCCACTCAGAGCCAGCCCTAGTCTTTCCCCAACCACGACCAGCTAAAGCAACCCAAGTATTCCAATCACCACTAGGTTCTAACTGTTCAGGTCTAGCCCAGAAGTTCCAGTCATACTTAAGCTCTTCCGCTTGTAATGACGACAAAGAAGATAATATCTCAGCTACTTCAGAGTCGGGTAGACTTCTTAAGTCCTCAGCCGTTATCTTCTGCTTCATTATTAACCTTCTTACCAAGTAGGCCCATAAGAGTCTCTACAGCAGAGCTATCTTCCTCTTCATCACTACCAACTTCTCTCTCTTGGACAGTGTTAGTAGGACTCCAGCCACCCTTACTACGCAAGAATAACTCTTGGGATTTAAAGTCACCATCTAAAGCTTGCTCAACAACCTTACTTCCAACCTGACCTATAATGTCAGCCTTAGTCTGAGCGATGTCACCCCCATATAACTTATAGAAGGTAGTCGTACTGCAAGGCGCATTCTGAAGGCTCTGTACCGAAGCGATAATATCTTTAATAGAGACACCATTCCTGATGCCCTCCTTAACCCTCTTTGCGATAATATTACTATAGGGGATTTTATTCTGCATGATTCTTCCAGTAATGGGGTTGGATCCCCTGTCACACCTTGTAACATCCGACCCATACCATCTGTCTTGTTTTCCCTTACGGGAAGCGGTCATAGGTTCCCCTACGCCGTAATTTACGGGCCTCAGCGCCTAGACTTTCGCCACCCCTAAACGGGACCATTAACATCACTAATGGGTTCGGACGCTGTAACCCGTGCTTACTTTTAAACTCATCGGCAAGACTTCTTCTTATATAACGACGATAAGGTTTGTCTTGGTTGAGCGATAATAATAAAACTTACAAGTAAACTTGGAAGCTATCCTTCAACGCGAACCCTGAAGGTAAGATTGAAACTTAACACATAACATAAGTATAACTTAAGTTATTCCTATGTTCTTATACTAAATAGTAATTTAACCATTAAGTATTATAATCTTATGTGTAACTTAAGTTATACCTAAGTTAGGTTCCTTACTATTCTATATAGCCCCAATTCAGAAGAGCGCAAGTAACTTTTTGTACTTTTTTTGTACTTTTTTATAGGTCGTTGATAACTAACGATTCTTTTTTTTGTATTTGACTCTAGAGGGTAGCGCGTGTCACGCCTCAGAGGGGGTCCAGTGGAAATAAGGAAGGCCCAAAAGTATTTTCTTATTTTGGATATGAGTGTCGTTACACACCCGCAATAATCCCTACGCCCATGATTCGGAGGGTCCCAATGAAAATGTCAAAGGGATTCTCACAAGTTATTACAATTGTAACAAAAAGTGATCACATGAACTATCTAACACAAATATCTGAAGTAAAACGCAAGTTTACTCTTGACAAAATAAATTTAAAGGCTCGGCGGGCGGGAGTTGGCCCCACCATATAAGAATCACTAAGGATTCAACAACCTCTTATATTTTACCAAATGGTCAAAGTTTTACCAAACGATCAAATATTAAACCATTGATAATTGGGGTAGAATACCACCCCACTATCAGAGCCAATATAAGCCTCACTGACAGACTAAAAAGAAAACCCGCTAGGAGATACCTAACGAGTCTCTTTGGCTATTGTATGAGGCTTATACTAACTCTGTTGTCGTGTCTGTTATCCTTCTATATTGTTTAGGTTAGGTCTAATAGGGATATGTATGGGCTTTTTCATCGTCGCCTAAGTATAGGTCAACTTTTCCCATCGCTTCGCTTTGTTTGGTGAAAAATTCTTGATAACCAAAATAGAATCCGTCTGGCCTATCCCAAAACCCTACCCCATGGCCGTTGCGAGTAAGCCAAAAATCATGCCCCGCTTGCTCTATAGCAAGAGGCTCTATTAGATGACGGCAACGCGCCCAGAATTTCTTTGCATCACTCTCCATTTTATCGACGCTTTCTTCTGACAATTCAGCGCCATAAACTTCAGAGTCGGGGTTTTCTAAGTCAGTAAAAGCAATCGCTTCAAACATTGCCGTTTTAAACTTGTCGAATTGTGCCGCTTCAAACGATCTCATTATTTATCTCCTCTCTTTATGTCGTGTTTATATTAGTTCTATCTGCTTCCCAAACTTACGCCAATGCTTCCAATTGTCAAGCCTGTCGATCCCTTGGATTCTCATACTTTCGTCTTGGTTCTTTACATATCGTCGAGCATCAGTGTCTAACAAGAACACCGCAACAAGTGTGTCGTGAGAGTCTATTACTAGATACAGTTTATTAGCTTCTTGATCGGTCATTGTGAGTCGTCCTTATCCGTAGGGGCAAAGTTCAATTGGACTAATAGGCTCAAGTCTAGTGATTTTAATGCCGTCTACGCCGCGTACAACCTTACGCTTAGGTTTGGCGCATATGCTAACACATGCTGAAATTTTGGCCTCTCTTTCTAATGTCGTCTGATCGTTCCAGAGTCGGCCTCTTGTAACGCCATTTACATAAACTTTCTTGCCGCTTGGTGTACGATACTCAGCACAATAGTTAAAAAGTTGTGTTTGTCTAAGTTTCATCTTAAGAATCCCCATATGTTTCGACTAAATGTTCCGCACATTCTTCGATACTATCAAACGGACCATGCCAGTCTGTGCAATCTAAATAACCGCTTGCGGATAGTCGGCAATAGTAGCTTTCAGACTCTACATCCAAGCCAGACTCTAGCAACTCAGATTCAATAGATTCACCTTTGTAACATTGCGGTTTCATGAAAGAGTCCTTGAAGGTTTCTTTCATTACTTGGATTGAGTTATTCATCTTAAGATTCCTTTACCCGTGTGATACATGCAAGATAAGCTTGCGCTTACCAGTTAATTTTTGACCGATAGCGATAGCAGCTTGGCGAACCATAGACTCACCGCGTCCATCAATG